GTTCTTTACTGAACACAGCGGCTTCTGCGTCATCCGCAAAGAATTGCTGTTCGACGCCATTAGACGAAATTGCCTTCACTACGCGGTGACTCATCGCGCGACTGCTGGTTTCGGGAGTTCTATCAGTACTGGATTTTTTGAAGTACTTGCTGGCTACTACTTGCCGAGATTCATCGCTCCAGTCAGCGGGGAACTCTGCATCGAGACACTCGTAGATAGTATTGCCATCTTTGTCCTTGGTTGTGATGTCGGTTTTTTCCCATTGAATTTGGGCGAACGGATCTTCTTCTTCTGTGAACAATTGCTTGAGTTGAAACATTTTTTACATGCCTTTGGTGTAAGTAAAGTGGGCACGGTCTTTGTGCACGGTCTCCCTTATACCGTGAATTACCTCTAATTGATGACGCTTCACAGGAGGGGTATCGAAGAACCCCTGCGCTAGGTGTGCGAGCCATGCAGCGTCCGCTTCATCATCGGGCAGCAGGATACCCCACTCTTTTTTCGCTGCTGCAATCATTTTGTTCTTGGTAGCTGCGCCGTGGGCAGCACCGTATTTCTTTAGCTGTGCAGGAGGAATAACCAGGAACGGAAGCTTGAATTGGAGCAACGCCAGGAGGAGGACCCCCCGTACTTGTCCCATGTCGTCTGCTCGAGTATTCGCGTTGTACGCTGCCCCTTCGATACAGGCCCCGCTTAGCTCTGCGCCTTTTTCAGTTAGGAGCGTATGTACTCGGTCATGGATCTCAAATAGGCGGTCTGCCCCTTTGCACTGGGTTTTTATTGTCTCAGTGTACAGGCTACCCTGGATGAGAATTGCGAGGCCCGTGCTGCGAGGAGAAGGATCAATCCCTAGGTAACTTCTTGACGGTAGTGTTGACATGGCTTACTATTTTTGGCAGATAATACGAGAAAGGTCAAACGGTAAATGGCCCAGCTAACCATTGAATACGATAAAGATATTTTGGGCTCAGGGTACTACATGAAAACTGAAGTGCTGCCGTTTCCTGCGACGGAACCTGCCGGCACTTTGGAGGAGTCCATCATAATCCAGGAAGCAAGTACCTCGCAGGACGAACGTATCCTGCGTATTGCGAATCCTACAGAACTCGTGGATCTGGCAGTGGCCACTCCTTTGGTGTTCTACAATGCTACAGAGTTTTCTGGCGTGACCGTCAATCCAGGAGACACCTTACGTCTACCTATGCGGGATGAGTGGGTGAAGCTCGGACACGTAGGTACGTTCCTGGACTTCATGGTTCTCGCACAGTTCGGTGCGATAATTGAAATTGATGTTGCGGGTGCGGTGTATCCTTTCCCCTCTTTCTGTCGCGGGTCATTCCAGGTTTATTCCGGGTACCCAGGGCCCTCAGGACCTCTTCCCTGGCCGATACCGTACAGCACAGGAACCAACGGATACACTGTTCGAAACAGTATCGGCAACTCAGATGCAGTGCGTATTTCAGAGCACGTAGATATGTTCGCGGATATCACTGTAGGGGCGAATAAGCAGGCAGCTCTTAGCTCTGAAGCACAGGCGCTCGTGGATGCCACGAATATAGACGAGACGGAATTCTCCGGAATAGACATTGAGGTATACGAATGAGTGTCACTATTGACCTTAGGGTTGTGCAGTCGCTTATTGAGGGCGGAGGTTACCGCGTAAAGATGGACGTGCTATACGCTACAGGGATTGCTCCTGAAATTTTCGTGTACACTGCCGACTGCAATGAGTTCTCACACGTAGCTACCCCATTTGACATAGAAAATATCCCGTACGTTACTTCGGAAGAGGCAGAACTCCACGGCTACAATTACTACCGAAAAGCAGGGGTAATAGAAGACCGTAATACGGTAGAGAGTGCCGAAGCTTATTCGAACTACACAAAAGAACGAGTAGCATTTTTAGCAAGAGAGTTCCCGAAAGCTATTGACGGCTTCGAAGGAACTAACGACTACACGTACACAGGATAGCAATGTTAACTACAACAGTAGACCAGGAATGTCTCCAGGAAATGTTAGCGGACGGTACGCTGAAGTACACGATCATCACTACTGTGGTGGACAAAGGGGAACTACCTTACCTGCAGTTCTTTGTGTACAGCGTAGTCGACCCTGCTGATCCTAAAGATGACACCTTCGAGCGTGTAGGTAATCCTTACGACTTGGAGAACGTTAACAATAACCGCACCGCTGCAATTATTGCAGGAGAGACTACGTACCTATCGTCAGAACTTCGGAGAGAGTATTTAACGCTGGATGTCGCAGTACAGGCAAAAGACGCCGTAAAGTCTCGCGTTAATGACGGAGTAAAGGCCTGGTACACATACGTCACTGAGTTTGAAGGGTCTTCTTCTGATGTATACCCCACAGTAGATCCTTCCTACGAACAGGCGCTTATCAACGCGTACACTGCAGCCAAGGTGGCTCGCGTTGCTGCGGAAGGTACCGTAACTGACGCAGACACTGATGTAACTGTCGCTGAAGCGGAGGCGTCTGCTGCCGCACAGATTGTTGCTATCTATCAGAGTGAAAAATCTTTCTGTGACTCAGCCCGACTGGTGGCATGGACAAATTACTACGGTGCGGTAGGCTCATTCTCTTCCAGCATTGTAACGCAGAACAACAGATACAGCGGGTTCATTACGAGTATCACTGCGGCTTATGATGCTCACTCTGGGTCTACTTACCCGGTAGCACCTACAGATCCCGACTGGAGCACGGTATTCACTGCACTGAATTCTTACAGTAGTGACCCTGCAAATTTCCAAACAGGACCTCTCGCACTATTCCAGTCCTCGGAAAACTACGGAGCTACATTGGATGCTGAGTTTGCAGCATTCTGTGCCGCTGCAGCGGCGAACTACACAGCCGCTCTTGGACAGAAACAAGCTAAAGACCAGGCCGTTGCAACTTCAGTGACAGCAAAAGAAGAGGCCGAAGCCTCTTTAGTAGTAGCACAAGAGGCGGAGGACACGGCCCTAGCTGCAGTAGTAGCCGTGTGCCCCACGTTTGATCCTCTTAGTGTTTAGCGGATTGAGTGGTCGAATCTCCCCCAATTTAGGTAGAGACCTTCCCAGCTTTGGATGATGGTGTTCCAGGGAAGATGTCCTTCTCTCCCTCTCGCATATCTCAGTGTGTACCCTGCGCGAGGGTGTCCTTCGAGGTAGTGCTTAGGGTAGCTCGTAGTTCTCCACCCATTTTGGTTGGTTGGGCTGTACGTTTCCCTGGCGGCTGCCAGTAGAATACCTAGTTGCAGGTTGGTCAGTTTCCCGTAGCGGTCATCGTCCCACTTCCTGTCGTAGCCGTGAGACTGGATTACCCTTTCTGCTTCTTTGAACGTTTTGAAAGGTGTGAAATTAAACCAGCTTGCAGTGGTCCTCCGGAGACCGAATTGGAGCGTCTGGTCAGGTGACTCTAGGTGGAACGTAAGTGCGTATAGCCTGCGGTTGTACCTGGCGTGGAGGCGGCCGCTGTTAATGAGCAGATATTTAATCTGCGCACGGGTAAAAGGTATATGTGTTTTCGCTACTGACGCAGCACTGTACTCCTTTTCAGATTTGAGGTAAGGCGAAGGGCACCACTTCACTTCTGTGTCACAGACGGACTGTACTAGGCACCGTGAACATTCTGTCTTCTTGAATTTAATTACCCGATGAGCTTCTCTTCCTCCTTTCGCTGCGGACTCGAGGTTCTCGGATACATTAGCGAAGCTGTGCTGGTTTATCGGACGGTCGTTCTGGGTAAAGTACGCTGTCCGCGTATGCGCAGGACTTATGTATGTGAATGGTCCTATCGTAGTTTCAAGATGTTCCAGGACGTCCAGCAGGTCCTCTTCTGCGCGGTACCCGTACTCACGGGGAGTGGTCAGTAGCTCCCTAATCCTACACATCGCCGGTACCTCATCGGCCTTAAGGCGGATGCACTCATGGCATCCTAGGGCGTATTTGTGTGGAAGAGAGCACGAATCGTATGTCTGAGAAAGGTCTACGTGCTCCATCTCTGATGGGCTGCCGTTAATGTAGATACAGTCCCCCCTCTTTGCCGTAGATAATTGTCGGGCCAGGTAACCGTCTGTCTCAGACGTAACGCGAATCACAGGATGAGGTACTGGGATATCGTGGCTGTATACGATGTTGGGATGCCCTACAAGCTTGTGCACCAACGCAGTGTTTTGTATTAGCTCAAAGGTCTCCGGAGACAGTATGTTATCTTCAGGGTCAAGTGATGAGAATAGAAGCTCAGTGTTTCCTGATGGACCTACTGCATAGGTGAATACACGGTTAAGCTGTTGGATGCGTTTTGTTTTTGTCATATTTCTGCACTGCAGCGTTGTACACAGACTTAAGCTGCTGTCCTTTGCCGGAATGTATTTGTTCCATGTAGTTTATTCGCCCTAAGAGCCACCAACGCAGCTCTTCTTCTGAGTCTTTGCCTGCTCTGGAACATTGGGATTCAAAGCCGTGCTTCCAGCAGTTGTAGGTTAAGGATCTGACAGAGATGTACTGATCTCTTGGGATATTCGTATGGGTGTTAAACACCGCTCCCAGCAATGCCTTACGGTGGCGTCCATCCCATATGCGGGTTTTGGTGTGGTTTACGGCGTAACCGCTGCGAGTACACACGTTCATCAGCTTGTTAAGAATTGCCATTCTTTTGTAGTAAGAGAACCTCTTGCCACAAGTGAATGCCAGGTCATCGGCGTATCGCGTGTATTTCCATGCGTATTCTCCTTCCAGACCCTGTTCTTTATTCAGGTCATCTATGAGTGCGAGCATCGGAGTATCTAGCATCCAGTCCGCAACTAAATTGCAGATAGCACCGCTGGCAGGGTTACCTTGCGGTACCCCTGAGAACTGGTAGCCGGAAGAATCTGTGAACGCGTAGACTGTGACCAGGGACGCCAGGAGATCAGATACGTAATGGCTGTACCCGATCACCTGCTTGAAGTACTGGCGTATCCATACTCTGCGTGTACTGGGGAAGAAGTTCTTCAGGTCGAGATTGAAGTATGTGCCTCTGTGCGGGCAGTCATGTTCCGTTCCCGGAGGAGCTGTATCGCAGATAGGGCACTCAGGGACATGCTGTTCCACTGCCATTTGCGTTGAGCGCCCTTCACGATAAGCGGTTACGTGGTCCCCTAGCTGTTTCTGAAGAGGATTGAGAAGGCGCTCGAGGATCCTCTTTCCGAAAAGTTTCATCACCTTATCGGGAGCATGTATTACCCTGCTACCTCCAGACTTTTTAGGGATTGTTAGTCGAGTATACAGTTCGTCTTTGCGCGTGATTGCGTACCAGAGAATCCTGGTATTAAAGCCCAGGAAAAAAGCCAGAGTGCAGTCGTCGATCAGAAAGGGCATGTCTTCCGGGATATCAGGTGTTTTAATCATGACGACTTCTGTGTTAGAGAACCCGTGTGTCATCTTGCGCCCCCTTGCTGTTCACATTTTCCAGTTCCAGGAACGCATTTTCCTGCCTGATATTCTAAAATGTGATCACACACTGCGCAGAGTAGTGCGATAGTACGCTCTGGAGTATGCAGTTTTATCGATGGCATCTCTGCACGCGTATTGGCGTAGGGGCGCATTGCTCCGCTGTGAACGTACTGGAGATGTTTGACGCCTACGTTTCGTATGTTTTCCGGACGGCAATGCTGCTTTATTTGAGTAGGTACGACCATCGCCCAGCCGCTCCAGTCGGTATACTTTCCACCTTCGAAAAAGTTGTATGTCTTAGTGGGCGTAGCAGTTTCTGTGCTGCTATCTCGGTGCAGCGGTACTTTCCGCACGTACTCCACGTGAACTTGGTTCAGTGCGTCTAGGAGGGGTATCGTGAGGGGCATCTCGAGGCAGTAGGGAAACATCCGAGGAATTACGTGTACTTTCGTTTTCGGTACAAGGTACACCCTGTCATACGGAAAGACGTGGAAGGAGTCGGACAATACTCTCCGTAATGACTTGAGCAGTTTACGGCGTATTTTTACGCAGTAGATTGTTGTCATGGATCACCCTCCTATCTGGAGTGTTCTTACCATGTCAGGATGTGTTTTCCCTGAAGGGGTAATTGCCCATATGAGAGGGGCCGGAGGTGACAGTTCTGGAATAGGACCGCCTTTATCTGAGGATATCGGGGCATACCCATCGGTGAATATAATCACCAGATCCGCAGTAGGTACCCTCTCGGTTATCCTGTCTGCATCTTCCAGCCAATCGTCCTCTGTATCTGTTCCCAATACCCGCCTAAGTACTGAATTGAATTGTGTTCCTCCGTACCCGTAACGGCGCATCCCTTCGGGAGAGTCGGTAAAGGCGCTGCTATCGGAGGAGAGTAGCTCCTCTTGCTGGATAGCATGATCGAATGCGATGAAGCGGGCGGATACTCCTTCTTCTGCGCGCAGTATGCCTGCAATCTCTCCCATGAACTGTATATACTCAGTATCCGAAACTGACCCGGAGGTATCTACGCACAGATCAATGTGGAACGTCATGTCTCGCTGGTAGAAGGGGTAAGGCTCTATGAGGTCCGCTTCCAGGTGCGCGAGCCCTGCGTTGGGCATAACGGTGCTCTCACGAAGCTTTGCCGATATGGATGACTTGAGCATCCCACGCAGTACTACTTCCCACGGAATCGTAGGTTCTTCCAGTAGCGCGTCTATCAGGTGCTGCAGATGCCCAGGGATAACACCCCGGCCTTTGTGTGTCTGCTCTACCGCAGAATTGACTATGCGCTTTCCTTCACGCTTAGCCTGCTCAATAGCTCGTTCGATCTCGGACTCGGTCATACCCTCGACTATATCCAGGTGGGATATGTGGCCCGGAGCCTGCTGTCTCAATAGATCCCGGAACCATGACGGGACGCTCTCGTCTTGCATCATCTGTTCGCTTACGTTCTGAGGAGCCTTCTCCTCTTTCTCTTCTTTCTCTTCGTCAGAGCCTCCAGAACCCTTTGACTCTTTCTCCTCCTCAGAATCACCGGAATCACCGGAACCTCCCGCATCAGGACTACTTTGTGCGCCTTTGAATTCTCCTATCCGATAGGCATCTACGTCGAAGCCGTGCTCTTGTAGATCTTCAATAAGGAGCGCGGTGTACTCTTCGAATGTTTTGTTCTTGGGGTAGTCCCTTTGCTCAGGCCAAACCAGAGGCTTAGCCACGTCTCCAAAGTAATCGCGATTCTGCTCCACAAATGGGCGTAGCGCCACGTCATTCACTGCCATATCCATGGCGATGTTGAAGATGGGCTCGTATCGCTTGTACTGCTTATGGTCATCAAAGTGTACCATGTACCGAAACACTCTCGGTATGTGTTCCAGGACCAAGTGCGCAGCTTCGTGCACAACTACCAACACTTGGAACGCTCTTGGCTGAGCCGTAAACCATTCCAGGTCGTATAGGAATAGGTATTTCCCTTGTGGGGTCAGGGCCACTGCAGCCGTTCCAAGCCCTGGTGTAGGCTTACGGCTACAGCCGTTCAAGATCCTCCCGTAGAGGTTGTTTCCTCCTCTCGGGCTACAAGCCCACTGAAGGACTTCGCTTAGAGCATTTTGAGTTTTCATTTTTTTACTTCCTCGTCTATAATTCTTGTTGTTTCACTGAAAATGGATGAAGGACTAAAGATGCATAAAATTATCGACCAGACGAATGACGCCGGCCATGCGCTGCTTCGGGTTGTTTTGGATGAGTATCCTCACATGCGGGAGATGACTAAAGAAGCAGAGCTGGGAGTACAGGAACTCAGTGACCTGCCGGACCATGCGTTTGCGTGGCCTGGACGCCGACAGTTCCCTATCCACAATCGTGAGCATGCGATCATTTCGTACGGCTACAGTAAGCATGCAAGCGCCCTTCCTTCAGATGTAACTGAACGGCTGGACACTGCAGTAGACGCTTACGACATCGACACCTCTGCGTTTGAGGCCCCCCTTCAACTCGAGAAAGAAGCATCTAATGAGGAGTGGCTTCTCCCTGAGAAAAGCCGTTTCAGGATTAAGGAGGCCGCAGATGTTGGGTACGCAGAGGAAGCCCTTCATTCCCGCTACAATGAGCTGGATATAGCAGACCGTGCTACTGCCATGCGTAATCTGGTGAAGGTTGCTGCGCGATACGCCGTAGAGTTACGCCCCCTCACCCATAAGCTGGGCAGCTTCACTATGACAAGCACCAGGCGTCTGCAGGACTATGTGGCTGCAAGGTGCTCCGTTGCGACTAAGCTTGGATCAGAGGTGGCACCTGCATATAGTATGCTGGAAAAAGAACTACAGAAACGGGACCCGTACATTGCAGAAACGGTAGAGCAGGTGAAGGTAGCAAGACTACTGGAAGGTCTCGACAAACAGTCGGGGGTAGATGCGTACTATGCAAAAGGAGTCCCAGATCCTCTCCGTAGTGTATTCAACACAGAGAAACTGGCCTCGGAACAAGTCCAGATTAACGGTGAGTTTTTTGATAAGACATTGCTGGGTGGGATCCCCGTTACGTTCTGGAAAGATGCTTTAGGAGATGATGTGGTGTCCGAGATCACAACTGACGGAGAGGTGAGTCCCGACAAGTTGAGCGAAGTGATCATGACTCTTCCTCAGGATGTGAAGACCACTTTGGTCACACAGCTAAAGCCTTATAAAAAGTAATGTACGAACCCGTAGATAAACTTGTATCGCATATCCCTACCATGCAGCGGAAGCTTACGAAGACCGCAGCACAGGAGGAGTATGCCGAACAATTGATGAAGGCTCCCGACAACCATACGGCTGCTGCGTTGTACATGGCAGCCAGGACTGTATACAGTCTGGACATCCTCACTTGGGAACCGGAGACTATGTGGCAGACCTTCGAAGGGGACGGCTACATATGGGAAGAAGAGGCCCGCAACAAGTTGCAAGCTGCTATTACCTTGGTTCTGAATCCCTCTTTCTACTGGGACAGCATTGTATTCCAACAGACTGTACAGGCACTTAACGACCAGCCTTTCGATCCTGAAGCACTTCAGGAGCCTGCGATAAGCCACATGTGCTGGGCAGTTTATGAGGCTGGAATAATCCGAGGGCTAGACCCTGATGATCCAGAGATGATCCCGGAGTTCGACGAGGACGTACAGATGTTTACAGCTGTAGTGTTGAAGCGTGCGGGATGTATTTACCCTCCAAAGCCTCTCCGCTATTCTACTGATGCGCTGACCAGCTTGTATCCTGTGGATACTGCACCGATGAAAAAAGATGTCGCCAAAGCTTGGAAAGCTGTAAATCAAAACCGGCTCGAGAGTACTACTTTCTCGGAGACACCGGTAGACGTACAGCTTACCAAGTTGGCAATTTGCTATCTTTATGTTCGGGAGCGGTCGGAAGATTTAGCTGAGGAGCTGCTAGGCTTTCGCCTTACCTGATCGGAAATCCTGATCCACAGCTCTGTGCGCTTCGTCCATGTTCTTATGGGCTTCCACCCACTCGTCATGTTGGTACATCTCCCGCATCAGATCCTTCAGGTAATCTTCCGACCCGTTGTCTTCAGCTACCTTGCGAATCGAGTACATTATTGAGCCTGTATTCTCCGTGGGCTGATCCACGATGAACTTCACAAAGTTCTTCGCAGTTCGTGTGATGTTGGCAGGACATTTGCTGAACAGAATGCTCAGTACATTCATATTCAGCTCCATCAATACTTCGTTGTTGGAGCTAGATATGAGCTTGTCCACCTTCTTCTTCACCTTAGAATAACGCTCTAACACGTCCAGGGGGTTGATAGCTGTAGCGCTATCCTTCATGAACGCTGAGATGCTTGATGCTGAGGCCTGCCCGATGCTCGAGGCAAACATCAGATAGGCAAAGCTTCCTTCTAGAGGAATCTTTTCTTGCTCAAGGAGGTACGCGTTCATTGAGATTGTTTGGATAGTTGCAGGACATACATAGGATTTGTTCGACTCTCTTGCCCTCTTGTTGTCGATCTCGGTAGGCTTCGTTTCGAAATACTCGAGAATAGCCGGATGGCAAGGCTTTCTTCCTCCGAGAGCCTCGATATCCACGTCCGTGGAGTGGAAGTTCTCCGATGCCGCATGCTTGAGAAACTCTTTGGCACTCGGGATTACATACACGAATTTCAATCGGCGACGAAGTGCGGCGTTGTTTTCGATCTGCGTTACGGCGTACTGCTCCGTATTCGGATTCATGGTTGCCACTACTAGAGTATCCTTCGGAAGCATGTAATCGAACATCTTCCTATCTTCGATCATTGAGAAGAACATAGATATCGCGTGCGCTTGACCCTGGTTCAGCTCGTCAAAGTTTAAGATTACCTTTTCGTTTTCCCCTGGAAAGATTTCTGGAAGTTTGATCTTGAAGAAGTTCTCTCCCTTGGCATCTTTCACGGACGGTATTCCCGTTCCCATCAGTCCGAAGTGTGCTGTCCGCACGTCACATACAGTCGCACCCATCTCCTCGGCTACCTGGTGCACGATTTGGGACTTCCCCATACCCGCTTCCCCAACGAGGCACCACACTCCTCTGAATGCTTTGTGCTCCATGGCGAACTTGAGTTGTTCTTTGATCTCGCTGATGTTCCCCGAAGGGATGTCGTATCTCTCGGCGTAGGACAATGTTTCTTTCGCTTCTTTTCTTGCCATATGATCCTCCTGTTACTATGGTTAGTGCGATGGCACCACTTAGCGCATACTTGAGCGATGTAGCTGAGGCCTGGATCAAACTAGACGGTAAAGATTTCCGCTTGGATGATTGGCCAATGCATCGCGCCATATACGACGGTAGGCACTTACGCACCTTGTTAAAGACAAGTCGGCAGGTAGGTAAGTCTACTACCCTGGCCAACTTTTGCATTGTTGAGTGCAGTCTTATACCTCATTTTTCCTCAATGTTCGTTACTCCCAGCAAGGAGCAGACAGTACGTTTCTCCAATTCCAGAGTACAGAAGACTATGCGGTACTCTCCTATTATTAACAGGCGCTTTCTGCACCCTGAACTCTCAGACCGTGTGTTCCATAAGCAGTTCACTAATGGAGCAGAGATGCTGTTTACGTACGCGTTGGACGATGCGGACAGGCTGCGTGGACCCTCCGTAGACCGCACCAACTATGATGAGATACAGGACCTGCTGTATGACCCTGTTGTTATTGTAGGGAACGAGACCCTTTCCGAGTCTGACTATCAGTTTGAAACTTACGCAGGTACTCCCAAGACAATGGAGAACACCATTGAGTACTTATGGGAGAAGAGCACGCAGACAGAGTGGGTGATCCAATGTGACGCCTGCAAGAAACATCAGTTTATTGTGTCAGATGCCTGCATAGGTAAGCGCGGACCTGAGTGTCTGGGCTGTCGGGCACCGCTTAATCCCCGCAACGGGCAATGGATAGACACGAACCCTCCTAAGATTGACCAGATACATCCAGAAACAATCTTAAAAGGATTCCATATCAATCAGCTGATAATGCCTTCGAATGTTCCTGCTGCTATGCAGGGACAGGGGCCGGACAGGTTGGCTCTTGCGGAGAAGAGATGGGCCCGTATCCTGCGTAAGTACGAGGAGGCCACCAGCATGGCGGTCTTCAAAAATGAAGTGTTGGGGGTTTCAGACGCGATAGGTGCTCGTCTTATCAGTCTGGAAGAGCTCGAGTCCCTATGCCTGGGACCAGCCCTCGTACAGTTCCCTGCTGCCCCTGACTTCCAAGGGTACTCCTTACATGTGGCAGGGGTTGATTGGTCAGGAGGAGGGCAGTCTGGGCTCTCTCGGACGGTATTGTGGATCTGGGGGTTCCGGCCTCATGACCAAAAATTAGTTTGTAAGTACTACAAAGTATTCCCTAACACCAACCCCGTACATACCGTAGAGGAGATCGCAACAATCTGTGCGGGCTACGAAGTATCTATGGTAATAGGTGATGCCGGAGAAGGAATGCTCGCAAACAGTACGTTAGCTACTAAGCTCGGACCGCACAGAGTCCATCAGGTACAGTACGGTGCACAGAAAGAACCTATCAAATGGAACGGCAGGGACAGATATACCGCAGACAGAACTACCCTCATAGATAACTTCTTCATGATACTGAAGAAGGCTCAAGTAGAGTTTGGGCCTTTGTCTGAAATGCACGTAGCTATAGAAGACATTCTTAACGAGTATGAAGAAGTAACCCAGAGTGGCCGCAAGGTGTGGAGACATTCGCCGCAGCGACCGGACGACTGCCTCCACGCGGCCATCTTTGGATGGGTGGCCCTCAAACTGGTGCAGAACGATATGAAGTTCTACCATTAATTGCTAAACTAGGATTAATTCGCGGTGGAATTAATCCGGAATTGCTTTGAACACAGGACGCTTCTTTGAGATGTTACATCTCAGCCGAGAGGTTGGCTCCAATTAATGTGTTTGAGGGCCACGAAAACTCAATTACCTATATCTATAAACTCACTTCGGATATCCTGCTCCAGGTGCTCGTCGGCATCTCCCTGGATATACTCTGGATTATCGTTCAGATAGTTCTCTACGGAAGTAAGTTCTCCGTAGCTTGGACCTACTTCTACATCCCACTCAAACGGTACGGGCATCCAAGGGAAACGTTCCGCTACCTGCTTTACCCCGTAATCCTGTACGAAGTCAGGCATCTGAGATACGTATTCCTTAGGAAGCTCGAACACGACAGAGTCATGCACTGTGATTAGCATCCTGCCTCTGAAGTCCCGTCTGAGAGGCTCTTCCATCTTACACATCACATTGAGTACCATGTCAGATGAAGTGCTTTGGATTTTGAAGTTGACTGCTTGGCGGTTAGCTTTGCTGCGCATGGAGTACGTAAGTCTTTTCAGGTCAAAGCGTCGTCTGCGACCGAAGAAGGTCTCTACCATTCCGAGAAGCTTGACCTGCTCTTCTGTCCGCCTGATGTACTTCTCTATTGTCGGGAACATACTGAACAATGCGCGGATAATAACCTCTGCCTGTGCAGGAGGAATGCCTACGATCTGTGAGATCTTCCTACGTGAAGCTCCATATAGAATGCCGAAGACCACACGCTTGATAGTTTTTCGCAGAGAATTTAGGCGTGAGCCGTAGGCCGTATCTGTGCCTGAGAAATTGTCTCTGTTCTGGAAGTCCGCGTAGCTCCAGCTATGAATATCATCAATGCCTACAGTCGCAAGTGTTTCATGTTTCAGATCAGAAGGTATCCCTTTTAGAATTACGTCAGGGCTGTAGACCATTGAGGCAAAGAAGCTATGTGGATCCATTCCATCGTTGAGGGCTTTGATCAGGTTGGCATCTCCGCTGTAAGCGGCGTATACCCGTACCTCTGCAGCCTTAGCGTCTGCGTTTCCTATTACCTCCTTGTCTGGGTGCGTAGGGATAAATATTTGTTTGAGGTTGTGATTCCGTATCCTGTGCGGAACATTTTGCATGTTCTCGTCGGACGATGAGTTATGGTTGACATACCCCTGGGCGACAAAAGAGTGGTCTTCTTCTACCTCGATGTCCCAAACCTCTTTTACACCTATGGGGCTGATGTCTACGATTGGGCTAGAGCAGAACGGATTTTTTCGACCACTTTTTATGGATGTAACCTGTGCTCCGATAGTGAGATCAGAAAGATGCTGTACTCCTGAGGGAGTAAAGAACCGATGTCCTTTCGTGACGTCAATTTGTTCTCCACTCTCAAGTACAACGCGGTACATCTGCTCTTTTCCCTTGTAGAATACATTCAGTATTCTCCGCAGACGATTCTTGTGTGTCAGTATCTGTGCATTTGGAAAGCTAACTAAGTCGAGTTTTGAGATTCTAAACGTTCCTGAGGTAGTTTCCAGAAGAGTGTCCCCTGAAACACACAAACGTCCCGTCGAAGCGCCTGCGATATGGAAAGAGGTGTGCATACGTCCGTCTTCTGCACTTAGGGCGTGGATGTTAGCCACGAAAGTATTGCGCGCTTTACTCGTAGCGCGGAAGGAGAGAATAGCAGCTGCAAAAGGACACTCGTGCTGCACAAGGATGCTACGCAAGAATGCCTGGTTAGTAGATACCAGGCCTGTGGCAGTCGTAGGAGGGTCTATGATTCCCTTATAACAAATAGTCTCCTTAGTTTTGGGGTGAAGGTAGCCTGTACCGAAAAGTACCTTACGGATATTTGGAGCACTCCCAGGATTGAAAGGCTCCCCGTTGAAAGTGATCCCAGGAGGAATCATCTGGTTGAGTTCCTGTCGGGACTCCCGTAAGGATTGATCCATATCTATAAGCAAATCATCTACGTACTCCCGATTCACACGCATACCAATTGACTCCATTTGCGCCAATGTCTTGGTCGCTGGAATACAGTGGTGCTGCATCAGGTGTTCTAGAGGAGCGCTTTCAGTTGTGCCCGGCTGGCCAATAGCTCGGAAGTAGGCGTTCGGCATTCGCAGATATTCATTACGCCTTTTTACTATGTGTTTCTGCTCAATAAGCATGCGCTTACGCTGCATTCCCGCTAACTGACGTGTCACGTCTGCATCTATTGCGCCGTACTCGTTCAGTTCCTTCAGGGGGATGTGCAGATACCCTATGTCTTGCGCCAGTTTCTTTGCGGCTCCTTTCAATTTGGACTTAGGAACAACAGGAGGCACGTTCTCTTCTTCTTGTTTCAATTGCAGTACTTGTGTAGGAGCTTCCAGAAGGGTCAGAATGTCGTGCAGCTGATCCTCGTACCCTGCGTACCGTGGGAGCATCAGCTTGGTAAGATGCTTCAGACTGTAGTATCCCTTCTTGTCTTCTTCCAGGAGATGTTCTCCCAGCATGGTGTCCCAACGTGCCTGTCTAACCTTGAACCCTTTTCGCTCAAGTACTTTGATGTCGAATTTGAAGTTGTGTCCTACTTTAGGCTTATTGCAAGTTAGTATCTTCCAGATTGATTGGCGTACTTCCCCAGGGTCCCAAGGTGTATCAGGGTGTTCGAATGGAATAGAGCACGCTTTACCTTTATCCCATGCGGCCACTACACTAAGCATTTTCAGCTTAGGCCTATGGGGAAAAAGCGTATTCGTTTCCGTATCGATAGACAGCATCGCCCCTGCAGGGTCTTCTCCTGGACGTGCATAGTTAATGATGTGTAGCGCGAGGTCTTCTACTTCAGCAGGGGTCCGAGGAAACTCATACTCTTCAGTGAGCTGCGGCATGCTTACCTCAGTAGCCACCGTATGCCCGTTCTTGTTGCCTACAGCACCATCCAGAAAATTACCGAGGTGCCTCTTTGTCACGTCAACGTACCCTGCTTTTGAGGCCAGTTGCCGCTTAGAGAGTGAGGGGTATACGAGTACTCTGCGTCCTTGTATTGTAACCTCAAGAAACTTTCCCTGGATGTCATTGTATTTACCGTACTTAACTCCCAACGATTTGAGCACTGCCGGGCCTAAAGCAAAGACCATAATAGGCCGGTGCTCTACGGCGTATTCCGTAAGCTCAGTATGGAAGAGTGTAGAACAGCAGTCGATTATTTTCTTCTTGGGCTTATCTTCTATGCACCTTACGGCGTAAGTGTATCTCCCTTCGAGTTCAGCGTGATCTCCGCGCATTCTCTTTTTGTAGTCGGACACTAGATTAAGTACCAGCTTCTCCGTATCCAGGTTCCATCCGGAATGGTTATCCATGCTTCCGGATGGTCCCAGGATGTGCGGAGATTCTGCTACGACAAAGAAGTCTGCGGAGTGTAGGTCGGCACCAATTCCTCGGGTATAGTGTCGCTTTCTACTTAGAGGGCAACTCGCACAGCGCGAGCCGTTCCATGCGTCTTCAGCGCAAAGCCCACATTCAATGTCCGGCTCACCATTTGAAATTGTTTGTGAGGTCGTCATCTGTTACTTCCTCCTCCTCTTCCTGTTCCACAGGTGGAGCTTCTTTTTCTTCCTCCTCCTTGGGAAGAGAAGGGGCTATGTGGATTGAAGGTTGCAACCATCTGTCCGCCTGGAAGACGCTTACGTCTGCCAATTGGATCCCGGCTCCCAAACAAGATTGAGCGCGATTGATTACACCGGACTGTAGTATTTCATCAGGAGACAACGCATTCTTGTGGCGCTTGAGAATCTCCCGCATTCGCATAGGTGTGATTTTCTGTTCCTTGATAGTCTCTGGGCGAATCAACTGAGGGATCGCCTGATCGAGAAGGAACAACAGTAGTTTCTTAGGTGCGTCGTAGTATGCTCCGCAGGCTGAATTGTTAATAGCTTCACGCTTGTCACTCTGTAATAGCAGCATACTCACGTTTGTTTTCTGGCGCATCTCGTGGTCGTAAATACCAGTACCGCGTAATAGCAGGTTCAGTTTGCTGTCGGATTCAGATACAGCCTCTATGTCTGTGAAGGTATGTTCATTGCCGTCCACGTAGGACGCAATAAAAGCTTTCCAATCTATCCCCAGGAATTTCAACATAGCTGCTGCCGCAAATAAGTTCTCAGCGAATCTAGCTTCTACAGGAACAGGAAGCGCCATTCGAAGCGCAGTGTTGAACTCATACTTGATACTCTCTCTCGCCTTCTTTAGCTCGTGTGCGTGGGCAAATACGCCCATGTTGAGAACCTTTCGCATCTTACGTATTTTCTCGGCACTGAATTTTTTCAGGATAGAAATCTCAGAAGGATCCCGTTGCGGTACAGAAACAGTATTAATTGCGAGCCACCGATTTCTATCTTGAGGCCTTTCCGATGTAGAGATTGAAGAGAGAATAATTGCGTGGCGTACGTGCACCTGATTGGGCCGTCCTCCCGGAGAACCAGTCAGACGTTCAGCCTCACCATTAACAAAAGCCCTGTAAAAGTCATACAGCTTTTGTATTTCTACATGGTTACCTCTGTCTAACTCGAATTCATCCAAGACACGAAGTCTACTGTCACCAAACGCTGCCTGAGTTACACCTGCTTCAGTGTACTTCCCAGAATACGCTACCGAGTGGTACAGCATCTGGATTTCTTCTTTCTCAGGGGAATGAGCGAGGGTGGCAACGAGGGAGGATTTACCTGAACTTGTCGCACCTAAGATTGTAAAGAGAGGGGGTCGGGACATTGCATCCATTACGGGCATCATCATCACTGAAGCAGCTAATAACCTACAGGTATTGTCGTGGTCGTGGAATTGGAATCCACACCTGTAAAATTCAACCAAGTTATTGTAGAGCTCCAGCAGGTCCTCTTTTGATGCTCCTACGAGAGATTCCGCGGTGGGAGTTTCGGGTAGCCAATTCTTCTTAGCACTCAGAGCTTCCAAGTGTCCGAAGATGATGTCGTTATCTACAGGTGCAGGAAGTTTTACAGGGGTAGACGGAGAAGTCTCTGAGCCTCCCTCAAAACGAAAGGTCTCATTGTTCACTACCAGGTATTGAAGTGGGGCATTTCCTTGCACACTTATCCAGTGGAAACCATCTGTACGCCTGTCGGCATACCCGATATCTACAGCACCTTGCGCCAGACTACTGATCGCCTCTTTCATAAAGAGACGAAGAGCCAGGGTAGTATTGCGTAGCGCGCCACCTTCCGCGTCGTTCGGGTGCTCCAGGAAAGAAGGGAAGCCTACGTTATTCTGGATGAACTCCAATAACATTCCCCCGAGAGGTGCGAACTCTCCTGCGATAGCTGTATCACTATCTAGGAGTATGCGTACAAAGTGGTGTTTCTCTTTGTGATACAGAACAAGAGCTCTACCTCCTTTCTTTACCTCAGTGCCGACAACATGAAACAAGTCAGCAAGAGCTTCTCTGATTCGATAGATAAAACCTAGAGCGTTATTTTCTCGGGTAGTTATCTCCAGCTTCAGAATACGCTCAGGGATATGCTCATAAGCTTTTGCGATGGCGTTCACGTATGCCGCTTCATCGAGTCTATGCTTTAAGTACCTACCATGCTCTGAGGCTTTCTCGATGTGTGCGCGATGGTCTTCCGCGTCCATTGCGTCAAGCTCTTGCCGCGCCCTGTCAAAGGCCCAGCTCCATGGCATCACAAAGTTCTGTGCGGACTTCTTCCACAGCACCTCTTCTACTTTGGGCATGCCTATCTTAGGGTCGTGTACAGCTTCATCTATGTCTGTGGCTGGCTGCAGCGCATCCCACCCTACAAAGATGCGGGTAGGGAGCTTCTTCATACCCCCTAACCAACCTTGGATTACTGTGTCACCGTTACCTGCAATAGGACTATCTCCTACGAAGTAGACAGACTCTACGCCTGCGCCATGTAGGATAGGCTCGAAGTACGAAACGCTACTGGAGCCTCCTGCGGATACGATAGGGAACTGTATCTTTCCAGCACGTAAGAAGCGGTCCATCACTGTCAGGGCGTCCATTTCACCTTCTACGAGATAGATAGCAGGCAGCTTCCCATTCTTAAAGAAAGCGCTGTACTGGTCCCAGCCGAGTCCGAACAGCCCTAAGTACTCTTCGTACTCATCCGCTGGAAAGACTATCTCTTTTTCTCCCGTAGTAGGGACTCGGAGCTTTATCCTTCCTATGTCACGAGGGCTCGTATGTAGCGGGAACATAATCGACCCATTGTACTTGCTACTGTTATACGTAGCTTCCAGGTACGTGGTTACTGCGTCCGTTAAGTCTTCCGGTTTTGGACCACTTGTTTTCGCTTTCCAACTCTTGAGCCTCTGCTTGTATTGCATTGTCAGAGTCTTCTGCAGGTCTAAAAGAGGAGGCATAAGCCCTACAGGCAGTTGTGCAAGAGAGCCTTTGTCTATCTTACGGTGGTTAAGGAGCCAGTCAGTCCCTTCTTTTGCATACGGATGCACGTTAGGATTTGCGATTGCGTCCACAAGAGTGAACTTTGCAGCAGTATAAATTGCGTTCTTTACCTGCTGATTCATACGTCGAGCTTCTAGCTCGGCTGCGGCCTTCTTGGGAAGGAAGCTGAGTGCGTACCTTTCCTGAAGGTACTGCAGCGCCTCTGTATTCCCGACACCTTGGGCCATTGAAACTAGTTCAATGGGGTCCCTAGTGTAAAAGCCGCACCCGAAACAGGTACCGTAACAGCGATCACCTGTGTCTGGACCTGTAAATAGCCAGAAGGAAGGAGTTTGGTCTGCGTGGTCAGGATTCGGACATCGACCCAATAACGTATTTTTGGCACGTAGAGCAAAGCCATTTTGTGGCAGGTACGCTCTAAAAAGTTCGAGCCAGTCGTCAACGCTTATCTGCTGCCAGATACGTTTAAGTTGTTGGGAGGTCAGTCCTTTCGTCTTCTTCTGTTTCGATGACATCGGCACTTGCCTTCGGGTTGAACATAGGACACTGCGATTTGTAGTCACACCAATCGCATAGTCGGTTCTGTCTGTACTCAGAGAGGTCTCCGAGATCCTTGGTTGATTCGTTCAGGAACTCAATAAAGGCCGCCATAGGGCCTTCGATGTTAGGGGTATCTACAAAGTCGCCCAGATCAATACGGTCTGCTTTTACCCAGTTGATTCCTGAGAGTATCTTGGTCAGATTAGGGTACTGAGCTTTCATTAGAATACGGTAAATCAGAAACTGCTGTGCGTAGTAGTGTAGTCCTCGGTCTTTACCTGTCTTGTGGTCGAGTACCAAAGCGTATGGTTTGCGCTTAAACAGTACTGCAATATCTAGTACGCCGCGCAAGAATACTTTTTTATTATCAAAAAAGTTAGCGACGGCTTTTCCGTTGATATCTACTGCAAGTTTCTGTTCGTACTGCGGAGGTTGTGCGTGATGCTGAGTGCAGTAGTGTTTGAAGCTTCGCAAGAAGTTTTCAATTGCAGGCTGAAACGCCATTACCCGTTCCTGCTCATTAGTTGTCAGCGGATACTTTTCCATTGCAAACTCAATGGCCCGTAATGGGGGACGCCCTTCCAATGCGAACTCCAGTGCAGAGTGGGTCGCTTGACCTACCAAAGCATCTGCGTTGGTTACCCCTTTTTTCTTTACGACGTAATTGAAGTAGAACTTGCGAGGACAATCCTTAGCAGTATTCGCCTTACTTAGTGACCAAGGGGCATACTTCAATACTGTTTCTGATGGGGTAATGTCGAAAGGCATAGGGGTCTCCTCAGTAAAAAAAGGGACAGGAAGGAGAGAGAGAGGCGAAAATAATCAAAACTCCTCCCCCTCTCCCTCCTATCCCAAAGGCCTACATATCGTCAGATGCTTTGGGCATTGACGTCATGTCATTAGTTGTGTCGTCGTCATCAGGCTCTACTCCCACGGAGGGCACGTCTGCATCCTCCTCCATTACACGCTGAGCTTGCCGGTAGATCCTGGCAATCCCTGCGTACAGGAAGTCACGCTCCGCAGAGGTGCACATTGCGTCACAGAATGCGTGGAGCTTCGGGTCTACACTCTGCTCATCGCCTTCTGCTGCCTGTACCTGCATCACATACCAGCGCCTGCTCTTGTCCTGCGAAGAGGTACGCTTCTCCGATGTAATGTTGTACCAACGTTGCCAGGGATTCTTGCTGCGCTTAACCAGCTTCATGAGCTGGCGTCCTGCAGGCTCGGAAGTCCGCTGGAACCTTACCAGAACTATGTCCTTCATATCCTTGGACAGCATGAAAGCCATCACATCGTTGTTACAGTCATTCGGCTTGTTGTCTTTCCAGGGGCGATATGGACAGGATTCGCAGTCACCGAACTTGGAACCTCGCTTGCGATCCATCGAGGTACATAGCGGCATCCGTATCGCGCTGTCTCCGTCTCGATCTCCCCACATGGTGCTTCCTTCCCATATGGTGAGGACCGTACCGGAGAACACCGTACCTACGTTCTCTTTAGATGACAGATAGAACTGTCCGGGGATCGCAGTCTCCGGGCGATTAGGGTCTGCACCTGTTCCCTGGAACAACCGGAGCTCGAGGAATTCCGGTTGGCTGTTGGACGAGAGGATACCTTTGCGTTCGGTATTCATTCTCTGCATGATGTCTGAGAGTGGGTCCTGCATCTCATCCGGGAGTGCCCAGATTATTTCCCATACCTTGTCTTCGTCAAAGTTCTCTTTGTCAATACGCAGTATTTTCTCGCCATACTGCTGTACAAAGAGATCATTATTCTCACCTAGCTGCTTCAGCAGCATGGAACCTCCGAATTCATTTGCAGGGACGATAGCGCTCTCTGGTTCTTTTTCGGGGGTTTCTTTTGCGGGGGAGACGTCGTTTTTCTTCTTAGTCATTGGTTACTTTCTCCTTGTGCTCATTTTTTGTTTTGTTGAGAGCTAAGGATATTAGCGCTGTATACTTGCGCTGTCTAGTTGTTTTTATTACAGTCAACATCAGGAGGTACTCTAATGCCAGATGATTTCTTTGCGGATCGTGTATTCCGCGATTATTATGTGGATGTAGGTAAACACCCTGTGTTGACTGCGTCTGAGGAAAAAGCACTGCTATTACAGTACCATACATGCGCACACTGTTCGCGTTGTCTCCCTCAACGCGTACCAGTTACTAACTGTCCCAGGTGTGCTACATTAACTCCAGCACTAACCAGAAACAGAGCACATGTTTGCGAGGAATGTTCACTTAAATACGACGTAGTTATCGCACCAAAGTATTGTCCCTCTTGTGGCTCGGATCGGAATCTTGAAGCACGAAATAAGTTAATAGTCTCTAATTTACGTTTCGTAATGACAACTGCACGTAAGATTACTAAGAATCCAATACACGTACAGCGCCTGGTTTCTGCAGGGAATCTAGGTTTAATTATTGCAGTAGATAAATTCGATGTAACTCGGGAAACACGTTTCTTAACGTATGCTGCCTGGTGGATTAGAAAAGAAATGATGGATGAAATACACAGTAGTCATCTAATTCACATTCCTTCCCATCGACAAAAAGCACAAAGCAAAGCACAGAAGTGTGGGGTTTACATATGTAAACACTGTGATTTACGTGTAGAAGATGTCGAGCTGTTAGATGCCGCCCTAGAATACCCATGTACTAAACCCGCACATGAGTTTATTCTAGTGGACGACAGTGCTGCAATCCACTCGTTCATGACTATCGATAACCTCCCAATTACCGATAACCATAATATCGAAGCAGACACCATTGGAAAAGATACTACTTCATTAGTACATAAAGTAATCACCAAGATGATAGTTCGCGAACGAGATCGTTTTATCTTAATGCAATACTACAATATCCCGCAAGGGGAACGTCGGTCACAATCCAAGAGTCTACATCAATTGGCTGCAATAACCGGAATTACTCCAGAGCGAGTACGTCAAATTAAAGAAGATGTATTGAAGTTTTTGCGTTTAGAGATGGACCGAAAATCTCTGAAACAAGTATCTGATATTTGCGTCTAGTCTTCGAACTCTATAATACCTGCAACGAGTTCCATCCCAAACAACACATCTTTGTAGTGCGCTTGCTTCCGGGGACTGCGAGTCTTTGTTCGCATGTCGTCGTATGTACGTAGATACTCTCGAATCTTGCTTTCTGCCGGAGGCTTAATGTCGTACTCGTCGTAATTGACAGCCGCAATCTTCCTTCCTGCACGTGCAGGTTTTGTCTTGGCAGGTTTTCCGTCAGTAGGCTTCTTTGACTTGGCAGCTTTTGCCTGAGCCTTTTCTTCTTTACGGTGTACATAATGTGCCACCACTTCCTCGGAGTCAGATACGGACATCCCATGTGCGGACATCTTATCGTACAGCTTCTCCTGGAAGGCCATGTCTTCTTCCTCGTTTGCCCGAAGTAGTTGGCGCGCGTGTCCGGGGGTGATGTTAGCGTCACGCAATGCCCGTTGCATCTTGGCCGGCAGCTCGAAGAATGCGAGGTGCTGGCTGATGGAGCTTTCCGTTACATCGCCACACTTCTTCCCAATGTCTTTGTGCAGCATCCCAGTCTCACTGAGCTCTCGGTACACCCGAGCTTTCTCCATGGGATTGTGTCCGGCACGTTGCAGGTTGATCACCAGGCTGTTGATGTAGTCATCCTCAGGTGCACCTTGAGCAGAAGTAATACGTACTGTCTTCTCACCAATCTCCTTTAGTGCCAGGAGTCTGCGGCGTCCATCGGATACTTCATACTTGTCTTTTCCCACCTTCCGCACAACGATGGGCACTAACTGCCCAGCTTGTTTGATTGAGCGGATCAGGCCTTTCAGATCACCTGCTTTGTCCCGATTCCACTTATCGGGCAGTACCACCTGACTTACGGAGATAGATTCAGGGAGAACATTTCCCACTTCCGCTTCTTGCTTCTTTTTCTGTGTCATCTTTGTTTCCTTTACGATGATTCCTTGTCATCTGCGTCATAGTCCAATTCGTCTATGAGTGCTGTTTTGTCGATCAAATGAAGATCGAGCTCTTCCGGAGGCACACCTTCTAAGATGTCACCCAACGTATGGAACAACTCAATCGATAGGGGTTGAAGAGGCCGAGGGTCATTGTACGTAACCATGTACAGTGCCCTGATCCTACGGAGGATCTGCTTAGGAGCTACGGTTACTCTTCGAATGGTTCGCTTCCGCATCTCGGGCATAACACAACTCCTGTTTCCGTTGGGTTCCGTAACCTTCTACCGCAGCTGGGACATTTAGGGATGTCTTCCTGTGCAGTTTTATCTTCAGACTTCTTTTCTTCAACCCCATACTTTTCCATAGCTACCCCTTCTTAGGTTTCGCGTCTGGAGTCTTCTCTTTCGTATCAGACTTCTTCGCAACCTTCTTCGTTGGAGGCCGCTCCACTCTGGCGAAAACTTCATCCAGAAGGTTCTTTACTCTTGCAGAACAGCCACGCTTCCGTTTTGCAGTGTCCGTGCTGCTGCACAGATTGTTCAGCGTCTCCACCTTATAGGCACCCTTGCCTCCGTAACGGTGGAACACTATGAGTTCGGGAGCAGTCTCTACGTCGAGCTCAGTTGCGACCACTTCCATTGCTGCAATAACAGTGTTCAACGCTTCATCACGCTCGATGTGCGCCTTTGCTCCCTCCATGTTCGTCTCCACTGTTGTAGTTTTCCCACAGCGCCCACACTCATTGTCCAGCTTCATTTTTAGGGTCATCAGCTACTCTCCTTTATACATTGGCACGTATTCGGGCCAGGTATCCCGTCTACCTGTATGGTAGATTCGGGGTTGCGTTTATTCCAATCATCCTGAAACCGCATCACAGCTCTCTGGGTGTTCTTTCCGAAAACACCGTCTACTGCTATAGCATGTCCCAGGTTTACCAGAGCAATCTGCACGTCTTCCATGTCCAGCACAGCGTCCTTCTCGTCATCGTCGTCATTATCATGGGTAGGCACCTTTGTGCCGTACTCAGGATTCTCCTCTTCATCTTCTATGCCCGTAAATTCAACCACTTCACCTACCTCATCTAGCAAGTACTCGTACTGCTGTATGAACCCGTACTCATCAATAGGAAGAATGTTGAAGGCGGCCTCGTTTATCTCTACATAAGGCCATAGCGGTCCCATATCGGACTTTCCTTTTCTCCAGTCCTGGTGTTGAGACATACGTTCCTGCGATAAACGGGACCCTGTTGCGAAACGTACGAGCCGCTTAAGCGTGATGCAGTTCTTTATCTGATCAATAGTAAAAGGCTGCATCACAGAGTGTCCTCTAAAAGGCACATCGAGTCTTACTGGTGGAAGCTCTTTTACCAAATTTTTGGGCAAAGATTTGGAATACGGAATCCTCTTACCTGTCTCGGGATCCTTGTGTCCGCTTGGCCAGTAACACCACTGGTCCTTAAACAGGCGGAGGCCCCCCGCATTAACCATCTCTACTGACCAGGAGTCCTTATTCCGCTTTGGTTCATGCCACGCCTTGTGCGTAAGTGGAATAATATAAAACGGAAGCTGGTAGTGGGGCATGACGAAGTGCGTAGAGGCCCCATTATATTTCATCTTCCCTTTTGCATTTTTGCGCTGCTTGGCACTGAACCAATTCAGCGTAGACATCGCAGAGATCCCTGCAGTGAAGTGGTCTACCCACCACACATGCTCCAGGTCTTTGAGCTTGTTCTTCGAATACTGCTTCGTAGGGTAGTACTTAGCCAGAGCCTTAGAGTGCTTTTTGATCCGAGCATGCGAGTCAATAAACAGCGCGTCCAGGCAGGCAACAGCGTCCTCCTGAGACACTACGACACCTTTTTGGATTTCCTCCCAGACCTCAACAAGCAGCGTGTGCGCACTATCTGCTTCGCTGCTTACTGTATCCCAGAACTTCTTTTGTGCCATGCCTGTATACGCCGTAATGGATTTCATTTCGCTCCTCTACACCTTTCATAGTACCCACAGAATGATGTGGTACACGCCCACGAGGTAGGATCACACCGTGGAAAATAGCCTTCTTTAATGTTGTATGCCGTCTCCTCAATATCTTCAATCACCAGTCTTTTGTCAATAGCGGTACGTTCTGCCCTTAGAGGAGCGTAGCGGATGCCTGACTTCTGATCGAGAAGAAGGTCGACACGAATGCGTGATTGGTTCTCAACAATGGCGTAGATAGTGAGCTGAGGTGCGTGCCGTACTTTTTGAGCAGACCACTTGGCTTTAACGACTTTTAAGTCTGAGACCACCTCTAGCATTGGAGGGTTCTCTGGGTCGTCATCCACAGTAAGATCATCTGGCGCTGCAGTGATTTCATCCACCAGGTCAATGAGTCCACGCATAGGTACAATACCTATCTTCTGTGCAAAAGCATGCTCCACTTTTACAGGACGTATCTTAGGCACCGCCTGTGTGTAGTACGCCTGGAAACAATACAGTGTCCTGTCTTTCAATAGTCCTGGGTCATTGCCTTCCAGATCCTCAATGTCTTCCAGCTCTCCGTCATAGTGGTCGGCTACTGACTGGGTAGCCGCCTCTAAGGGCAACGGTTCCCCGTGGTCAATTGTGTGCTGGTGTGTGACTTCCGCTCCATGGTGCACTGAGCGTCCTTTTGCCATAGCGATACCCGGAGGACTGATAAGCCCTTCTACATATGCGTACATATATTGCCGGGGACAGCGCCGATAGGTATCTAGTTGTGAAGGGGACATCACTCCTTTCGGGAGTTTGGGGTCAAAGAAATCAGGTGGGTATACAAACTTTGATTCATATGGTTTTGTCATAAGTTTTTACCTCGAGTTTCGTTCTACGCCTGGAGGGGGTGCAGTATAGCTCTCTGCCATACCTAGATGCTCTCTAACCATAGGGGCATCTCCGCCCTGCTCCTGCATACGTTCATTTTGATGGATGAGTCCGTCCATTGAAGGGTCATCGTCATCCGGGTACCCGGTCATCACCTCTACTGGTGTTGGTGGAGAGATTGTGGAGACCGGTGGTGCATCAGTGTGTGCCAGCTCGCCTAAGCGGACGCTACTGATACGCACCTCAAAGGGATCAGCAGTCACCTCTACATCGTCATCTTCGAGTGGGTACCCCAGGGCCTTCCCCAGCAAGCTAAGGAGGTCTTTCTTTTCCAGAATAATTCGCATCCGTACCTCATCGTTTAGGGCGTATGATGCCGGTTTTTGCTACTACACGAGGCATGCTAGTACTCAGCACACACTCTTCTGCCCAAGGCTGTGTTCCGTTAATAACACACTCAGAATATTTAGAACAGCTTAAACAGCTGACGACGTTTGTCAGTGCTCGAGAGAGGTCTCTGCGGTTCCCGAGTGCCAGTAATTGCTTCTCTTCTACTGAACCCCGAGCCACTAGCCGATACACGGTGACGGGATTCTTTTGTCCTATTCGATAGTTCCTTCCTCGGGATTGCTCCCAATCTTCCAGCGACCAGGACCTGCTGTAGTACACGGTATACGCAGCGGCAGTGATTGTAATTGCAATCCCTGTCCGTATCTGCCCAAGGTATACCCTACAGTCTGGATCCGTTTGGAATTGCGTGCTGTGTTTCTTTATGTCTTTTGTGTTGCTCCCATCTACACGCACATACTGTACGTCAAGTTTCTTTAGCAATGCTTCTATGTCGTCCATCTCCGCCTGGAACGTTGCCCAGACAATAACCTTGTTGTTCTGCTCCTCGAAAAGATCCCTAAGGAGTTCTTTCAATACCTGCAGCTTAGGATTGGTAGGATAGCGCAGTACTTCACGAGTAGCAGCTGCGCCTACTGTATCCTTCTTGGCACATCGGCGAGATCCAGGAGCAATGCTCTCAGTTACACACTGGGCTAAGTACGCACAGCCGTCACAGGTTTCGTCTCCTTTGGTGTTGTACAGAAACCCGCTACAAAGCTGTAACAGTTTGGCGATACGCATAGCCCCGTGCTGCAGCTCAATGGGATCTGCGTCAGGGGTCTCAATAACCATCTCTTGTATCGCACTATTGTAGTCCCGCATCTGCGCAGGTGACAATTCGAACATCAGGTTTATGTCTTTCCGAGCAGGGAGATCTACACAGTCCAATAGTCGACGTTCACTGGAGCACATATTAACCCGCTTATTCAGCAGGTGGATCCCTTTAAATCCAGTCACCATATGTTTGTGTGTCGTCGAGAAGGCTACGTGGTTACTCACGTAGTCACTGTAGCTTTCTGGTGCCAGAAATCGCCCTAGTCCCCGTAACTGAGGATAAAGATCTCTAGGATCTCCCAGGGATACTGTTCCAGTAAGCCACCAACGTCTGGGCATATGCTTCACAAGCTCCAGAATTGTTTTGGTACGCTGAGTCTCCATTGATTTGAATCGATGTGACTCGTCACAGATTGCAACTTGAAAATTTAAATCCACTAACCATTGTGGAGTATCTCCCACAGCTTCTTTGACCTCCAAAGTAAGTTCTCGGGTAGGCTTTCCTTTTACCCAATTTTTGGCCATTTCTGTCTGTTTGGTGCGTGAGTTCGTACGCCGTAATGTGGCCTTCAACGCTTCAGTGGGGTATGATCCGGCATCTTCGAATACCTTCCAAGCTTCACGGTAGATAGTCGGAATACCGTAACGCTTTGCAGTATCGTACGTCACGATAAAGGCATCAACGTCCGATTCATAGGACATAACATCCAGCTTATGTTGGGCACTTTTGCCTGCCATGATGCGAGACGTCAACGTACCATCTGTATGCATGTGTACTTCGTCCGCCCAATTGTCTGTAGCTATCAGAGGACACAGAACAAGTGCCTTTAGCTTGAGTTCATCCAAAACATCAATAGGCACACGGGTCTTACCTGTCCCCATCTCCCATCTGAGCAGCCATCTGTGATTACGCAGAAGCTCCGCCACACCCGCTACCTGGTGTTCAAACGGAACATGCGGTCCCTTGTATTCGTGAGCTTCTGCCTGTGCCTGGGCTGCTTCTTCTGTAAGTATATTGTCTAGCCATTCCTGCGCTGTTGGAGTAAACTCAGCATCAGGACAAACACAGGGCAGGTCGTGAAGTACGTACGGAAGAAATGGATTGTAGGCAGGAAACATCCAGCGCTTATTCTTACGGTCACGGGTCGCGCCATATACCCGTTTCCAAGGCAGACCATTTTCATGTACTGCAAATACAGGTACATTTAGAATAGTGGTAAAGTCGATTTTCATGGAAAGTCCTCCTGGACTATGCTTTGATAGCGGAATGTGCACATAAGGAGCATGCCAAATGGCAGATTATCAGGTAATTGATCCTTTTTCTACGAATGCTAAAGGGGCGACACACTCTAGCCCCTACTATACGCAGAGCCAGCTATATACTCCCAAGAGATTGCGGGACTTATTTAAGTGGTGTGAGTACCTGTTCTACAATTCGGCACATATCTATGCGGTACTGCGTAAGTTCGGGGAATACCCGATTACACAGCTCACGTACAACACTACCAATGAGAACCAAAAACAAAAACATAAGTATCTACACGAGCAGGTGCTCCGATCCAGGGAGCTTTTGATCAAAGCTACCTTGGATAAGTTTGTGTACGGGAACATGTTTATGTCTATGTACCAGCCTTTTATTCGATATTTGAGATGCCCCCGATGCAAGACACTGTCTAACATACAGAACACTAACTATTCTTTCAGTGTAAAGAACCTACAGTTCAAGTACACATGTAAGTCCTGCAACAACAAAGTGGCTACTGAGGGTAAGGATGTTGAGGACCACAAGATAGTACAGAGCCGACGCATTAACTTTATTCGGTGGGACCCGAAAAAGATTACTATCGACCACAACCCCATGACAGGGGAGTCTATCTACTACTACGATATTCCTCAGGACGTGATTCTCAGGGTAAACGAGGGGCACAAGACCCTTATCGACACATTACCTATGGGGTTCCTGAAGGCCATCCAAAAACATAAGCCCTTCCGATTTGCACCTAATGTTGTCTTCCACATGAAGATGGGAGGGCCCGCAGGCATCAACCCACAGTGGGGTCTGCCTCCGCTAATTACAGCACTGCAGCTATTCCACTTCACGGCTATACTCCGTAAAGCCAATGAAGCAATTGCTCTCGACTATCTGACACCTTTCCGATTGGTGCATCCTGCCCAACAATCTTCTGT